GTCGCCACTCATACCAAAGGGTATGAGTCCTAGGTAACCTCCCCACGCGCGCGTTACACGCACGCATTCACCTGGTTAATTAACCTGGTGAGCCCAACCCGAGTTTGATGTCAACGACTCGGGGGCGTCCAGAACGTCGTAAGTGGTCCGGTGACGTGGCTAATGTCCCGAACATGTCCCAGTTCTTATCCTTCGTATTACCGAAGTTAGGAACCAGGCTTCTATCCTCCAAGGAGGATAGACACTTACGCAGGGCCGGCCAATCATCTATCTCATTAAATGGGATAGGTGATCGTATTATCCATCCCTTAACCTTCGGGATGGAGTTCTTTGTCACCAAAGGTGTGGGTACACCTTCAGCGCAAAGCCGGCCCAGGACAGGAGAACACTCACCGACAACAGGATATAACGCCAGTAATTGGCGCAATACACTGTCAAGGTGATCAACCGCTTTCTCGTAACCAGCATTAAAAAGCTGGTTTCGGAGAGAGACAGTTGAAATGATCTCTTGCCCGTCCCTTCGTGATGAAGGAGTTTTGCGACGGACACGGACAATTGAAACCTCCGTTCCATCGTAGTACTCCTTCCCGCAAGACTCCCGGAACTTACCGTTCCAGAAAGACTTGCGATCATTTACCTTGAGTCCAAAGAACTCAAGTGATTGAATCACGAAATGCACATAGTCAACGGGGACAATAATGTCATCCCCGAAGACACGCACCCGACCTTTGAAGGACTTAACATCCTTCAGGGTCAACGGGCGTCCAAGACCCTGCTCAATTCCGAGAAAGATAGCCACGAGAAAAACCATGGCTTCCATCGGAAAGCACAGGGCCGAACCCATAGACGCAAACTTAGCAAGGGATATGACATCCCCGCTAGGTAGGCGTGCACGGCGAGATCTACATGCAAGAACGGCGTCATGGAAGTGCTTATGACGCCGTAGCATGTAGGACACCGTCTCGCATGAAACTCTATCGGATGCTTCGCTCAGATCGAGCGTTGCAAGATTCCCTTTCCGGGAACCCTCTTTGGCCATACGCTGGTTAGGCGTCTGGTCATCGAGACCGATAAAGGCATCAAGATAAGAAGTCTTGATACCTTCTTGAATCAAGCGAAGAACCGCTTGCTGTGCGTACTGCATAGCAGTTGGCTCAATCGCTATGATTCTAGGAGTTTTCATCGTTTTAGGCACATGAATCACCTTAACAGGTAATTCATTGCCGGGTTCAACGAAGTCAACCTCGTAGAGCAGGTCAAAGTATGACCTGCCCGGTAGCACCATATCCACGTATGGAAAATAGTGCTCGAGGCGCACGGGCCAAGTACGCTGTGTGAACTTCTGATTCCCGTAAAGAGAATCAGCAGTCGCACCCGGTCCGTGTTTTGGCCGCATATCCCCTTTATAGATTTTCAGGTCTATATCGGAGAAAAGCGAACCATAAAGGAGTGTAGACATTCGTTGAAAGTCGCTATGCGACTTCTTTCCGAAGCTACACCTGACTTCGTTCTCACACTCGAGAAACTCAGAGTAAGCCGCAGATATTCTCCGTGGCTCACAATCAAGGAGGATCTTACCAAACAGCAACGTAAGTTGTCGTATGGCATGGATCGCTCCTATATCTGGGTTTTCGAGTAGGACACCCGTACGGCGGTCGAAGATAAGACGAGAGTAACCCGACAGAAATGCCGGGAGCCTCCCGTTCTTCCTAAAAGATAGGAAGACGGTTTCGTCCACCTTCCCTTGCTCAAGACAGTACTCAAAGTCTTTTGCAAAGGATGGGAGGGTTATCGTAAGAAACGACAACCCCTCATGCTTCGTCCGCTCCAGGACATAACGATAGTCCTGGTGGGCGCTAGTGCGACACCTCGCTGCCAAATCCTTGGCAACGTGTTTCCAGAGCACCGTTAGGCTTTTCACGTAACCTCCTGATAGAGGGAAACGTCCTAAGCCGACGGTCACTTCCTCCCAGGTACGATGAGGACTCCTGAGCCTGGTTAGCTTTCGCTACCCAGAAGCTTCAGGAGGATCGCATCTGTCGAAGCACTCCACGTGCCCTTGAGGCCGTTGAAGAGCGACGCCTGGTCAGCGATGGAAAACTGCCCAGCACTCGGAAGGTCAAACACCACGTACGCAGACATGCTGCGCGGTGATGTCGTTCCGGTGATGAGAGTACTTCCAGCGTTGTCGCTGTAGTCACAGCGAAGGACCCTGCGGGTCCGCCTCCCATATTGATGGGAAGCAATGACCTTCAGGAGACTACCCGATGGACCACCGGTGAGCGGGCCCGCCTGGTACACAGACACCGATCCCTGCTGAGAAACGCGGGGAAGGGTGACTGCGCCAGTCGCGAACGACGCGCCGGGAGTCAGGGTAATTGGATCAGTGAACATCGACGTGCTCCTTTTGCGTTGGTGTGCAGTGAACCTACTTGACTACTCTGGTAATGCCAAGAGCAGCCGCAATGGCGAGCTGGGTTGGTGACAAGCCATCCCAGGTAGCGCCAAAACCGAAGGGGTTAGCTTGTATCCTCTTCTTCGTGGTAACACGAATAGTAACAGGGGATACAACGGGATAGGGCTTCGGCAACGAAACCGAAGGCCCATTCAACAACTTCCCGGCAGAGAAGGTACTAGTCACGGTGGTTTTCTCCATGACGTACCCATACTGCATAACCGTGCCGTAGTTGATCTTGTTTTGTAGGTTCTTAACAAGTGAACCTACATCACTAAACCAATCTACGGCCCAGCTCCACGGTGCAAGATTCCAAAGCGTGTTCAAATCTGGCTCGGCTCCAAAGAGCTTCGCCATTAGCCTTCTTCTATCACTGTACACGTGGTTGTCGTATCCACGCGGCATGTGATAGGTAAAGGCTCCGCTGAACCAACATTCTTGTTCAACGGTTTGATCAAGCAAGGTCTCATACACCGGCATCTGCGATCCTACGTTCGCTACCTGCTCGAAACCATATACACCCGCAGCTGGCAAGTAGTAACTGCCAGCGGGCGAGTAAGTATGGCCGAGTGGTGAGCCGTCGTAGGGGCGAGATGTTTCCTTGGGGAAATGAAAGCTACGCCGAACTAGTCGACCAGAATCACGAATGAACTGGTCAACTAGTTTATCGACTTTATGGACGGCTTTTAGAAAGTCTTCCATATCGCCGATAGTCGGTGCAATACCGAACTGGTAATTAAGAAACTCACCAGCAGCGGCAAGCGTCCCAAGAGCTTTGAGACGCGATTCCCACAGAGATATGCCCGGTAACTTCGGCACATCCTGCAGGAATTCACCGATAGCAGTAGCTGCATTGGCAATTGGATTTCCTGGGGCACACGCGGCAACAGCCGCCGCACCTTTCGTAACTAGCTTGGTCCTTGATGACGAGTAGTCAATCAAGGCGCTAGCACGAATGCGCGACGGCTTATCCGTTCTGGCCCAGAAAGTCGCATCGTCGTGGACAGAGAGGAAGTTAGCAACTGGTGAGTAGCGGACTCTATAGTCCCAACTACCTGGTTGAGAACCTCCAACAAACACAGGAAGGATCGTGTACGGCGCTTTGCCATTCACGATCTCAACCTTCCGAGTGTAAAACTCGGATCCACGATCGACCATTGTCTCCCCACGAGGGGGAGGCCAATAGTTGCCATCCGACTCAGTGACCTGAGTTCCATTAATCGTTTCGAGCCATGCCACAGACGGGACCCAAGGGCCCTGTGGCGGGGCATGGTGACGCGATTCTTCGATTGCGAAGAGCGTCAAGCCAGGCAACAGACGTTGCCTAGTCTTTCCACGATTAATGAACAAGGAGAGCTCCTTCGATCACATTACTCAAAGAGTAATGAATTGTGTGTACTTTCGTACACAGGTGGTGCACTGCGCAGCCCCCCGCTCCTCAGCGGGG